GGAGGTGTTGCAGGGATAGCCTCAATCAATTGACATATTCCACTACCAATGTCTACATAACCAGGAGGACAACCACAATTCTGAGGTACCACCACTTGAGATTCTCTGCTCATTATTTTCTATTTTTTAGGCGGATAGAGAACAGTTGATGTGTTCTGTTTTCCACCTGTTTGTTTCTTTAATTGCTCTTCGTATCCAGATATACATAAAGTACAACATGGAGTACCGTTACTTGCTGTACGTTTTTGACATCCACAGCTTAAGTTTGATTGACAGTTTGAACATTTTGCATGCATGATATTGTTGGTTTAATTGGTTACTACTAACAGGTTGTACATGTCAACTTGTTAATCATCTTCATCGCATAATTGTACTGGTCCATTCCTTTACTTGGTTGGTGACAATACTCAACCAAAGCTTTGGCAGACTTGATGTACTGCTGAATCAGACGAATCTTTTCAAGTATTTCCTTCTTCTTTTCAGGTGGATCACATGTACCTAAATCCAGACCGCAATATACGGATTGTATTTTATTTAACGCATCAGTTACTCTTAAATGATTGTACTCTACGTAAACAATTTCATTAGGTGAAACACTGTATTTAATTATGTAAATTCCATCAGGAAGATCATTGTAGCTAGTACCACAACCGGCGTTCTGAATTTGAAGATCACAGGCTGTTAAAACTACTGAAAACCCAGGTTGGATCTTATCTTCTGCAAACTGAACAGGAGTGTTGAATCCAGGTAAAGTTACCTGCAATAATTGACAGGTAGCTTGTATTTGAGAATTATAAATAGATGTATCCGCTATAACTAGGATCTTTCTGTTCAATGTGTCTGGAACTTCCAAACTTAATACGTGTTGTGCCATCTTTTTACTGTTTCTTGTTAATAAAAAAAGGAGAGGAGAGATCAACTCTCACTCTCCTTTTTTAGTGTGTGTATTGTTTACTACTTAATTAGGGAGCAATATCAGGAGTGATCTCACATAATGTAGCCTCAGATGTTTCAAATGTAATACAGTTTGGACAGTTGTCTAACCATGTATTTACAAATGTTTCTAAAGCAGCAACTGTACCATTAGTAATAATCTCTAACATGTAACGATCGTTGTCAAACATTCCTGTTGGGTTGTTGAAACGAGGCACACTGTGTAAGATGTAGTATCTTGTGTACAAGGCATTACGACTTACAGAATTCAAGATATCATAACCTTGAGTGATCTCACGTACACGCATATCGTTACTTGCAAAATAGTTTTGTAAGTAAGATTGACTTAAGATTAAGTCACGTACAACAGTCTCACCAAAGCCCATACCTTGGATACCACGACAGTCATTGTAAACACAAAGACCTTCGAATACACAAGGATCTCCGTTGTAATCTACTAATGAAGCGTAGATACGGATTGGTTCTTTTTCATAGAAATCAGTTACTTGGAAAGTACAGTTTCCGAACTTAGTCTCAACATACGCACCAAATAAACGCATACCTGCAGTTTGACCTGGAGCTGGAGCAACTGGAACATATGCTGTCCACCATTCAGCTGATGTAACAGGAGTACTTGTACCATCTAAGGTAACAGTCGTTCCTGGAGCATACCAAGGAGTACCTGTTGTATCGTATACTACAGGAGCTACAAAATCCTTCAAGTAGTTATTCTGGATAAGAGCAGTAGCCCACAAAATAAATACAGTTGTTGGATCAACAGCTTCTGGAGTAGGACCTGCACAACATCCTGTGTAAGCAGAAAGTGTTTGGTAAGCATTGTGATTTAAGAAACGTAACGCTGGAGAACCTTTAAGGTCAATGCGTAAATAGTATGTCTCATCACATAAGAATGTGTAAGCACAATTTGCTTCTGTCGTTCCACCTAAGTAGTTATCAGGTACAGCACCTGCTGTAGCTAATGACGGAGTAGTTCCAATTGAAAGAACTGCTTGTTGAGGTGCATTAGAATCTACACGGTAGAATTTTTGCACATACTTAGGGTTAATTAACTTAGACTTGTTAGTCTCTTTGTATCCACCAATGTATTGGTTCAATGAGTCTTTACCAAGTAAAGAACTTGACACCAATGTTAATGGACAACAGTTGTTACCAGATAAACCCGCAGTGTTCACAGTATTCCATGAAGCATCTACGAATCCATAATAACCTGGATCTAATTTTGATATTTCCACTGAAGGAACACTCGCAGTAGTAATGAAACCCTCTGATGAGTGTGGGTTTGTAGGTCCAGCAGGACCTGCGCTTCTTGTAGCACCTGTGCCCAAGAATACTTTGTTAAAGGCGTGATTAAAATAAGCCATCTTTCTTTTTTTTTAGGGGTTTATAAACATATAATTCAATATACACATTTCTTCTCAATCTGCAAAATATTTCTGAAAATTATTTTGCCATTTCTTCATCTAACATTCTAAGGGCAAGTTTATCTTCTCCAAAGGCATTTAACTTGTCAACCCATGTTTGAGTTTTGTCATGCTCTTCAACTTGTTCTTTTAAATAGCGAAGGCATAACTCATAAAGCATATGGTCTCCTTTTTTCATAGCATCTGAAGCCATCATTTTTATTTGCTTTGTTATAACTATCTCATGATCATAAGAATCTCTTATGATTTGTGGCAGCCCTGTAAATGATGTTGGTTGAGCTGCTAAAACTGGAACTTCAGGAGTAACTCCCATTGCTAACAAATATTCACGAGACCATGTCGAATGAAGCATTTCTTCATCGGCATACTTTTGCCATAATTTTGCAGCTCCAGTATATCCTTCATTATTTAACCACATTGACATGGATAAATAAAGACGTGAAGACAACTCTTCTTGTTGAATACGATTTTGTAAATATGTTATACAATGCTCTTCAATCATTGGATTGTGAGTCTTTCTTACAGGTCTTTTTAAATAATCAGCCATTAGTTGTTATTTTCTACAGTTTGTGCTTGTCTTTGCATTTGAACTTGAGACTCAATATCGCCAGCAATTATTTTAGCACATTCATCAATTAATACTTCAGTTAAATCATCCTTAAATATACAAGGAACATCTACAGCTGGAACAATTCCTGTGTAAGGATCTTTTACTCCTGCTATTTGAATCTTGATTGGTTGTTTGTAATATGTTAATTCAGAAGAAAGAACCAGGAACTCTCCGTTGGTAAACACTTGGATTTTATTATCCTCAAACATTGCAAAAGTTTCACCCCAGTTGAAGTTTGGCTTTTTGTTTCTGTCTCGCAACAACTCATCCCTATTTGCTTGTTCAGCTAAGTAAACCACAATAGATTTAGAAGGACAACACTCACTCTTGGCTTTAACAGATATTCTTTTCCAACGCATGTAATCTTCTGGAAGACTTACGGATTCAAAGAATAGATCTCTTTCGCTCATTACAAGAGAAACTGTATCAAGAAGAGGTTGAAGATCATCAATTCTACTTGTTGATTGTTCATCTCCTTCTTGTTTAACGTTTAGTCCATGTAAATTTCTGCGGCACCAATCAGACTGGCCTTTGTTAAAAGCTTCAACAATCTGCCAGTCTTGAATATTATCATAGTCATTACTAGCTAATTTATTTAGCCGTTGACGTACTTTTATAAGGATTGTCTGATTAAGCATTTACTTATTTTTTTTTCTTTTTAGCACTTCCACTTACGTAATGCCTTATTAATTCTTGAATCAGGATCATTAGCAGTCTTTGCACTGGTAAGTTTTTTCTTCATCCCAGACATCCGCGCACAAAAAGAATCTTTTCTTGAGCCGCCTTCTGGTTGAGGAGCTTTTAAGTTTCCTCCAGTTTCTCTATTATAAGAAGCTCTACCTTTAGCATTAAGACCCCCGCTAGGAGATTTACCTTCTTTACGTTGCCATGCTCCTGTCTTTGCCATTACTTTTTCTTTTTAGTTTTTGGATAAGGATTTTCTCTATGCCATTTTTTGGTAGCGGCTACACCTTGAGCTACAGTTTTTGCACCAGCTTTTTTAGTAAGATCTATGGTATCCCATTTGCCTTTATCTTTAGTGGGATGGTTAACCATAATATTACCTGGTTCACCTTTACCTTGCTTAGTAGTCTTTTTATAAACTACATGCTTTTCACCATCTGCTGATACTTTTACTTTCTTAGCCATTATTTCTTCTTAGCTGTCTTAGCTGATTTAACAAATGCTTGTTTAGTAGGCGCACCTTTTGCTCCAGGTTTACGCATTTTCTCACCAGAGCCCGCTGCTATGCGGGCCTGTTTTGCGTGAATGTTTGCATATAATCCTTTCTTAGCCATTACTTTTTAGCTTTTGAAGGTACAGCTCCTTTTGGAGGAGTCATACCACCGGTTTTACCTGTAGGTTTTTTTACTGCTTTAACTGGAGCGTTTGTGCCACCTGTTTTGCCAGTTGGTTTAGTAACTACTTTTGGCGCTTTGTTTTTTGTCTTCATGGTTATTTCTTTAATTTACCAGCAGGAACATCACAAGCAGCTTTATTCAAACCACCAGTGTAGCGAGTTGGGTTAGTAACTACTACAGGGCAAGAATTTAATCCGCCTTTGTAGGGAGTGGGATTTGTAACCACTTCCGGAAATTTGTTTTGAGTTTTCATTGTTCCAGCCATTATATTATTTTTTACGTTTAGTTTTTACAGAACCTCCCATTTTTTTAACAGACATTGCTTTTCTGATTTCAGCAGGTTTATTGATTGCTCTTTGATAAGCATCATAATTTTGTTCACTAGGTGGTTTACCGTTTGGATCTTTTAACGCTTTATTATAACTATTATTATAATAATTTGAAGCTCTAGTGCTATCCTTTACAGCTTGTTTAAGTTTTGGGTCTTCTCCACCTAATTTCTTTTTTACTAAGGGTTTCTTTGCCATAATATTTTATTTTATTGATTCCAGTATTGTTCAATCTTTTTGGTTAACTCATCGTAAGTCTTCTCATGCAAAGGGTTCTTTAAGAACTCTAAACATTCAGCTGCAGAACGTCCCATTTGAACTTGTGTATCGATATGGTAAATGAAACCATCCGATTTTGCTGCCATGATCTTGTAGAATGTTGCATCCTTTATCATTGCACGAATCTTCAATGTCTCCATATCTAACTTACAGTTGTCTAGGAATGTTTGAGCTGCACGCTTAACATTACGTTCAACACCATCACCTGCAATATACTTATCCATGTTTGAATAGATAATATCTTGCGGTGTAGATTTTTTGTATTGTACACTGTTTGCATCTGTAACCTTAGCTACATAGAATAGCTTGTTCTGATTCTTTTCAAATAACTTCTCAAGTTCAGCAACTGCTTTATTCTTAAGCTTAGTAACCTCAGTTTTTGTTGAAACAGTATCTACATACTTATCCAAGTAGAACTTTGGCGGAACAGCTTGACTACGTGCTTGTTCAAAACTTCTTCCAATCATAGGAAAGCCACCTGCTTCTATTGCGCGTAATTTGATCAAGTCATATGGATCTTTTGCAGGATCTAAAGGAATTGTCTCATTACCACAACGTAATGTGATCTTACTCCAGAACTCATGGTTATCGTGCTTTAACAGTTGAACCTTGTTCCAAAACTCTTCATCTGTAGGATCTAATACGTTTGCTGCAAGCTCTCTTTCAAGTTGTGATACAGTCTCGCGAATATCCTTAATCTTTGCATTACGAGTTTCAGCATCTGCTATCAATTTGATCTCAGGAGCAAACTCGTTTAACCCCGTAACATACCGCAATATTCCATTACGTTCTATACACGCTAATTGCTCTTCGTGGAATACTCCATCATATAGAGCCATGTTATATTTCTGCAGACCTAAGTTTTCTACTTCTGGATCTACATAAGGTTTAATGGAAATTGTTCCACTTTTTTTGTCGTTGTACGGTGTTGATACTATTGTTACACTCATTTCTTTTTGGTTTTTGGTTGGTTATTAATTGACTGACATATTTAAACTAGGGAGGGGAGAACCAAAGTCCTCCCCGCTAGTTAGGGTTATTTTTAGAATGATCCACCTGTGATTGGGTTTCTCATAACAATCTTCAATACCTTGGTAGGGTCTTTTACCCAAATTGCAGGCATTGTTTGTGTCATGTAAACACGGTATCCGTTGAACTGTCCAGATGAGTTGAACCCTTGAGTTCTTCCCATGTAGTCCATAGTACCGTTTTGGTACCACCATTTTAATTGGTTGTCCCACTTCAACTTTAACATAAAGATGTTGTCATTTCCTGTATCAGTGATATCGAAAATGATGAAGCTGTAAGATGATAACGGATGACCATCAATGATTGGGTTCTCGATATCGTTAGTGTGTAAGTTATCGAACGCTGGGTTCAATACAAACTTAACGTTAGCTAAGAACGGAATCACGTAAGATGTGAACGCAAAACCGAAGTTTAAGTCCATACCTTGACCAGAGATAGCTCCAATACCGTTGTTAGACGCTGCTTGGATTACTAAACCTGAATTAACCGCTTCACGTTTGATAGCCTCGTTTACTAAACGCATACCACCCATACCTGTTTGTACGATTAATTGACGCTTAGGATCTGGACCTTGGAACTCCACACGACCAGCGTAGAAGTTGTAGATCTCACCACGGAACAATTCTAACGAGAAGTTAGCTTTGTTGTACACACGTTTGAATGAGTTATCTAATTGCTTCCATAAACCAACAGATAAACGGATATCATCCGGTCCATCTTGTTTAACGCGACCACCATGACCCCACATTAAGTAAGTCTCAATATCGGTAGCTACTTTAGTTAAATGGGCAGCTTCCATAGTAGTTAAGAAAGTACGACTTAATGTACCGTTTCCTACAGCACGTTTTAAGTAATCCTTACCCATCTTAGAAGCGATGTCGTTGATAGAAGTAATTGACGGGTCCATAGACTTGTCATAGTTCTTCCAGATTTCAGTTACAGGAACTGTTCCGTCAGCATTCATACCACCTTTGATCATCATGTCAGCACGAGAGCTGATAGAATAATGAACGTGAGCTTCTGATCCACCTACGAAGTTGTAGAATTCACGGAAACCTGCACGAGTTGTGATGTCAGAGAAACGCTCACCATATTCACCACGAGCTGAACCTTTACGGAATAACTTAGTTTGTGGTGATAAGTACTTATTGTCTAAGAACTTAAAGTTGTCGTTGTTTGTTAACTGTACAGTGTAGATGAATCCATCCCCTAAAGGTAAGATATCGTCTGCAGTGATGTACATCTCAACACCATTGTACTTGTCATAAGTGATAATATCACCATGACCGAATTCACGACGGTTAATCTTGATTTTGAAAGTTGTACCGTCAACACCTTTCGTTGCATTACCTGGCTCAATATCTTCCATAATGTATGCAAGATCTTGTGAAATTGGCGTTTGCCATTTCCATTCACCACGTGCGTTGTCTACCATGATTACGTTCTTACCACCAAAAGATGATAATTGGTAAAGTGGCATTTCGACTTTTTGGGTCATTGCCCAAATGTCTACTGGTCCCATATCCATAGGCTCAGAATCTTTCAACATATTCATCATGTGATATGAATCAACATGAGAACTACCTTGATAGTTCGTATCGCGCAGGAATAGACCGTTGTTTAAAACTGGAGTGCTCATTTCTGTTTTTTGTTTTTAGGGTTTATACTTGATTTATTTGTTTGTGTTTATCTCTTAAAGAAATTCTGCCCTGACGGACGTGGTATCTTATGTGTTTTATCTCTTGAATGTGTATCTTCATCATCAGGAGTATGTGATGCGTGCTTAATAGCTTGTTCATGTTTTAACTTACGAACAGTCTCTTCAGTCACATCTTTCTTCTGAACCTCACGAACCTTACCACGATAGCCTTCAGGATCTGCTAATAACCATAAAGCCTCTGCAAGTAATGCATGGTTTGGTTCAGCGTACTGATACTTTTCTAATAAATGTCCAAGAAGGTTTGTTGGATTACCTGAGGATGATGGGTAATTAGGTTGAACTAATCCGGCAAACAGTAAGTTCTGTGTCTTTCTATCTAACTTTAGACCGTTTAATTCAGCTGGCTCAAGTGTCTTATAGATATTATCCATATACATTTGAGCTTGTTTTTCTTGTTGCTTACGCATAGCATCTTGTTGTTGAAGCTTGTATGCAACTTGTTGTTCAGTTAATGCATCTAATTTTGGTTTGAACTTAGCAGCTTTTGCTTCTAGTTCTCCACGATCTTCATAACCTACGATCTCTTCTTCAATTTCGTCAGTTGTCCAATCTTGATGTGTTGCTTGTAAATAGCTACGAGCTATATGTTTTGCATCACCATCTTTTGACGGATCCATTTGACGTACTTCTTCTACTTGAGCAAGTGTTTTAAACAAGCCTTTTATATCGCGACCACCATTCTGAATATACTGATGCGCATATTGGAATTCAGGAGGAAGTGATTCAAAGAACTGTCCGGACAATTGCTCGAATGTCTTACGGCTTTTTTCTTCTTCGTTTGCTTGGAACAATTCTTCAAAATCTTGAACTGTGTAGTCTTCAATTGCTTTATCGTCATCAAATGGAACAAGCATCTTTTTATCAATCATCTTCTTAGTAAGTTCCACTAAACCATTTTTATCGGTTTTAGGTCTTCCTGAAGTTTTTGTAGCAGCATCTTTGTCTGCTTCATCAATGATTGAATCTAAGTTAATATCATCATTTGTGTCTTGGGCTCCTACAGCAGCTGCTTTAGCTTGGGCAGCAGAAGCAGCAGCCGCATCGGTAGCCGCAGTACTTGAAGTTGTATCGTTTGTTTGAGAAGACTTAGTCTTTTCATCTTTGTCATTGCCTAAATTAGGCTTGTCAAGGAACGAAGTATCTACATCATTGCGGCTAAACATACTTGGTTTAGCTTGATTTTGATCACCAGCAGGTAACATAACTGAACTTCCTATATTTAGAAGTTGGTCCAGATCCATGTCTGCTGTTTCAACAGTTGTGTTTTGTGTACTCATGTTATAAATTGTTGGTTGGTTTTTGTTGGACTGACATATAATAATATAACAAAAATATGCAAATAAACTTTATAAATTTGCTTGGTCATACTGCAGACTAAAACTTTTCTGCAGTATAACGCTAGCTTTTACTTTTTCTTTTTTGCATCTTGCTTCTTTTTGGCAGCTGCTTTAATATCAAACTGATTTTTGTTAACTTCAGCTATCTTTAAATCAGTATTTTTCATGGCCATTTGTGCATCAATTTTTTGTTTATCTAAGCTCAATTTTTGTGCAGTAGTCTGGTTTTTTGATACTTCTTTCTGCTGATTAAGATTCATAGTTTGTTGAAACTCTTCGCGTCCTCTAACTTGATCAAGAACATCCATGAAATCACTTTGTGCATTTGCATTAAGATCTTGCATAGCACCATATCCAGCAGCTTTGATTTCTGCTGCAAGTAATGTAGTTCTGTTACGCATTTCTTCTTTACGCATATTTGCATCAATCTCCAATTGCTTCTGTTGAATAGCAGCTTGATTTGCTTGTTCAGCCATTTGCTGCTCATGAGCCATCTTAGCTTGTTGTTCAGCTTCTTGTTTTTTCTCATTGCGTTTTAATACGTGATTAATCTCAGCAAGAGATTCAGCTTGCATTACATTACCTAAGTCGTATATTGAAGCACCTGTTGTATTGTTACCAATCAACAACTGTTTCATTTGTTCAAGCACAGCACGGTGGTTAGCACGTGTTGTAGCATAGATATTTAGATCTCTTAACAACAACTCAGTACCATTCATTTCAAAGTTTACTTTCTCATCTTTAGATGTCATATACTGAAGACGTAATGATGGTTTTGTTGAATGATAATATTGTGCAAGATCTGTACGCATCTGATGTACACGAGGCATTAAGTAATCACAATGCTGTATAAAGTAAACTTCTGTCTGTGCAAAACTTGCAATCATAGCTTGTTCAACACCTTTAGCTGTATCTATTTGTCCAATCTGTTGACCTAACCGTTGTGGTGTAATACCAATTACTTCAAAGGCTTGTTGCTTAAAGTAATTTGCTAACTGTATCCTTGACATCATACGTTGAGTCTGTTCAAGATTTAACGTTTGAAAATGCTGGAATGCCAATGGATTTTCTGTGTTTGTAATAGTTGTATCCAACGGTAACATCTGGAAGTTCTTCATTGCAACATAGGCCTTAGCCAAGTTGTTCTTGCCCCAATCTTCGTTCATAGAGTGACGAGGTAATGCATTCTGATCAAGAAGGATTACTGTACCAAGTTCGTCAACTAATATATCGGCAATTTGATTATTTACGATGTTGTATCCTATCTGGAATGGTTTCATCAAATCAACCATTGCTGTAGAACGTGTATTACGGTCAGAGAATACAGCTCCTTCAACAGGAAGCTTACAACCGTAAAGTGTAGAATCTCCTTTGAACTGATATTTCATTGGACCAATCTTGTTCTGATTAATTCCTAGGTACATTGGACTTATTCCACCAGCACTATTCATTCCCCAGAAGGAAGGCATATTTGGTCCGATTTTTACACCGCCCCATGTTTGATTAATCCAAATCCAGTCAATGTGTTCTCCAAATACTAAGTTGTTTTTAGTTTTGTTTTTCAAAAGCTGTGTGTTGTAAACAGGCTTGTCTGTAAGCTTGTAAGATTCATCTATGATATCAACTATTGTTTCTCCTGATTCAGAGATTTTAGTTAAATGACCTACCTTACATTGAGACTTCCAATAAGATGTTGTTACACGTAACAGGAAAGAAGTACCCATAGGAGCATAATCTTCTCCTTCAGCCATGATCCAATTTATAATATCTCCTCCAGGGGCAATTGAATTATCCCACATAGAAGTATATTGACGGTAAGCGAGGCCAGGCATATTTGTGTTCCAGTCATGCGATTTAGTTGCATCGTAATAACTACCGTCATTCTGATAACCCTGCAGTGGGTAACCAGCTGAACGAACTGGATATATGGCTTCTAATGACTCTAATTGTTTTTGAGTCATTAAGTATCCGTATTTATCAATGACATCTGCAATAGTCATCATATCGACACGGCCAACCCAGTTACCTTGTGATACATAACGAGCATCTGGTGACTTGTGATAAAATGTTAGAACAGGGTTCCATAATTCCACTTCGTAATCATCATCCATCATACGAAAGTGCCAAAACTCACGGTCTGTTATTAACATATCTCTAAAGCCTCTTTCTTCTAACTCGTCCATACGAAAACGATCTTCATCAATTTTCATTTGATGAGTTGCCCATTGTTCGCATAAACTACGATAGTCTTTATCAAAAAAGTTTTGAATATCAGGAAGAGTCTTCATTTGTTCAGGATTAGTCTGTTCCTGTATTTTCTTTTGAACTTCAGGATCTTCAGGATCTAAACCTTGCTCAAGCATTTCAATTAATAATTTTTGTTCTGCTTGACTGAATAATACTTTCTCAATGGCCTCTCTCTTTTTCTCAAGTTGTTCATTGTAAGAGAATTCATCTACACCGCGAAAAGTCACTTTAGTGTTTCTCTTAGCAAATTCAGATGTAAGAACATTGATTACATTTGGGATAATAGGATAAAACTTAAGCTCTAATGCACTTACATCTTCTTGTATCAAGGTTTCAATAAGATCACTCATTTCATTATCTTCCTGCATCACATAATCAGCTTTGTCAATTACACCTTTTGCAAGCTTATAATTCTTCATTAACCTACGAGCATTTCTACGGATTTGTTTTAATCCGTTCCACTCTAACCAATCCAGGTTCCATGCAGTCCATTCTTCATCTTTTTCATCACGAGTTAAGAACTGAATTGGTTGCGTAATGCTACCCATACGGTTGTGCTCAGCTTTGGCTCCAGCTTTAAGCTGCATTGCATTTAATACTTTCATGGTCTTATCTTATATTTTTAAAAGGACTACGAGTGGTGCCCATTCCTGAACTTTTACCACCCTGTTTTCCAATATGCCTAAAAGGGCTATTGTTTAATTTAAACAAATCTTTGGACTTTTCCAAGTCTTTCTGATTTAATGTTTCCACTCTTTTTTTGTATCCTCTGTTAGCTTGTTGAACTTTTGCAAAAGCTATCAGGGCTCCAAGGGCTACAAGTCTATCGACATTGATATTTCCGTCATATGCCTGCATTTCTTTTAAAACCATTGGATCTGGAATTCTTTCAATTCCGTATTTGATTTTAAGGATTGTACCATCCTCCTTAGTCTCAATATCAATTTCTTCCCTGAGGAACTCGATCAGGTAACTTAAAATGTTGGACTTAAACAGGGTACTTGTATTTTTCCAACCGTAATCTTGAAACACATTTCTATTTGCACCAAGATCCTTAAGGAACATGATCTGGTCTTTTGGTACCAGGTAGCGTTGTTTACGCTTACTTATCATGTACTGAATAAACAAGGACACATTGTTTTCAATCACTGTCCATGCATTGTACCACTCAATTATCATCTCAAGACGTTCATGAGTCTTATTAATATCATCAAATCGTCCTGTCCAGCAAGCTACAATTTTGTCTCTTTCAATGAAGGTTTCGGTTTTATCACCGTCGTGTCGAGTTACCTCAACCGGGTTTTTATAAATATAGATCGAACATAATGATTCTGACGTTGTTGTCTTTCCTTCTGAAACAGGGTCAATAGATCCAAAATAAGTTGCCCAGGCAGCATCCTTATCTGGTCTTTCAAAAACCACTAAAGTACCTGTCTTATCATCAGTCTTTATTGATATTGGAAATTCACTGATTGGAAGTTTGTTTGTTAATGTCGCTACAATTTTACCATTAGCATCTCTTTCCAGGTTAATAAACTCGTATGCGTATTCCTTTTCCTGAATACGACTAAGTTGTGCTGCTACTAAATGCTGAGGAAACATTGATAGCTTCCTGTATGCAAAAGCTTCTGCAATATTTCTTGGACGCTGAGATACACGAAGTTGATATTTCTCAGGAGGAAGTTCTTTTTTCCACTTATCGAAGTCCGCATTTAGTGCAGCAAGAGCTTCTTCTACAAGTGAGTTACCAAATGAATCGATGAACGGTGGCATTGACCATTGTTCTGGAATAAATAATCCAGACTCGCCAACAATACCTGTATCATCAATTAAATTAGTAACCACCGGATAAATACTATTTATCCTTGGAAACAACGTCATCTGCTTTAAAGGTTCGCATTGATCCAGGTCACCTACGGTTCCTGCAGCAATGAAAACACCTGTTGTAATTTGACCCAATTGAAGAGCTGGAAACAAGTACTCTGTTGTTTTATCCATGGTAGGCGCAATACCTGCCTCTTCATAAAAGAATATTCGAATAGCACCACCGACACCGTTTGTGTCATTTTGTTCAAAACTTACACCTTGCAGTGTACCTTTTAAACCTTTTAAAGTTGTTCGTCCGTCAGATCCTGTATCTTCAATCTGTTGTTGCCACATTAAAACTTTTCCAGGATTCATTGGACGATACCATGCAGTCTTATCATCAAGGAAAGACTTGTACTCAGACAAAAATTTCCAAGATCCTTTCTCATTGATGTAGTCTTTAAGAGATGCACCAATCTTAAGAATAGGTGTTTCCTCAAACCATATCTGATTAATAAGTTTAGCCATATGATAATAACTGGAACCAAACTGACGTTTTTTAAGAACAGAACAGTGCATAAAATGTAACTCTGCCAACAGTTCATAAAGAGCCATATGATACTGACTATCCCATATATTAGGAAAATCAAATTTCTTTTTTACTTTATCATTAATAGGGAGAAAGTTAATCCACATGTAGTACTCACGCGGGAGATACCACATATCATTGGTTCCTTTGTAAAGCACACCGTTACGACATTTCTTCTTTTCAAAGTTCCAATAAGTAATAAAGTCTTTACTCCCTTCCGGATATGGACAATAGTAACCACCATTGTTTCCACCTGTTCTAGTATACTGTCTAGCTTGAGCATTAAACTCAAAAGCTGTCTGATCAAATTTGTATTGACCTGGTTCTTTGAATAATGGAATCAAAAAATCACGAAAATCTTCCATTGTAGCAAAGCTGGTAGTAGACCACTGACCAGCTTCCCATGTAGGGACTTCAAGATATGGAGGTTCGTTATTGGTCATATGCTAATTTTTTACCACCTCTTGCTCTATTCTTTCCTTCATTGATTTCATCCATTGCAATCTTTTCTAACTGTTTAAACTCCATCATGGTTTTACCAACAGATTTTACTTGGCTTTGTAAAGCTCCAATGTTTCCATCTCGACCAGTACTCACCACAGCTGTTCTTGCAAATTTACCTAATTTTTCCATTAAAATCTTGTTGTCCAGATAATATCTGTAGGTTGGTGTTATGTAAAGCTCTTCCATTTTTTTAAGAGCGTTCAGCATAACTTCATCCTCAAGAGTGTATTCTCCTGGAAAGTCATTTAGTAGGGCCTCTTCTTTGACATCTTCTTCCATATTGATATACGGACTATCTATGTCGTACAGATAGTGCAGGTAGTTAAAAGCAGGGATCGGATTCTCATAGGCTTCCGTAATTGCTTTTAGTTCAGGGATGACTAAACAGTTGTGGTTAATAACAACGTTTCCATCGTGTATATCAAACATTTTTATATGCATCTTCTTTTTCTTTAGTGGGTTCAGACATGTCAATCATTATCCAGCGAGCACTCATCAAACATTGACCTTCCTCGTCTTGTTCAATACAAACATCTCTATTAAAGGGTGTTTTCCAGAACTCCTGGTGTTGGTATTCATCATTACTCATTTATTATCTTTTAACCAGTTTATCATTGCTAGGACTTCATTCTTCAAGTAAGGCACCTCATAAGGAATCACTGTCTTTACGATGGGCTCTCCTTTTTCATTCAGTTTCAAGATCGGATTACCAAACTTATCTTCACCAATCTTCTCAAAGATCACATGATGGAGAAACATTTTACCAGGTTTGAGTGTAGGATTGTGTTTCAGTATTATGTACATGTACGTACTTAGTTGAAGAGAGTAGTGATTAAAGTTGCAATCATCTAAATGACCACATGGACCTGTCATCTTTTGAGAAATCCCCTCCCAGTTACGGAAAGATTCTTTCTTGATTTCTTTATTGGTCTTGTAGTCAATGATGTCTACTATATCCTTAATTACTTCAACTTTATCTGACTGACCACATACTCCTGCAGACTTTAAGAATACAAAGTGCTCGGGATATATACCTTCAGTAAGTCTTTGGATAGGTGCATGTTTTACACCATCATTATAAACAGGTTTGATAATAGGTAATGTTCTACCTAACTTCTGAATACTTTCTAGTTCCAGGAGATCAGACTCGCGTTGGTCATGATAAAAACTTCCAGCATTAACTGCACGGTCCGATTCATTACTCCAATGTTTCTGAATCTCTAATGGATCTAATCCATACCATTTAGACTTCTTATTTTTTGAAGACTTAATAGATTGGGCAACTGCATCAAACTTCTGTTTGAACATAGCAACAAAACTTGTTACACTGGTCCATTCAATCCTCTCGTTAGGATCAAGACTCTCGTACTTGTGATTTTCCGGTTTAAATATGACTGTCATGTTTATATATCTTGATCTGGATTATAGTTAATATCCTTATACAACTTATCTTCTTCTGCCTGATCTAAAACAGCTTCCCATTTAGGTCCATCAGGATGGGCACATTCAGAAGAAAGTGACCTTGTCTTGAATGCTAACTTACAGCCGCAAGCACCACAACATGGAGCTGTTCCTGGTACCATACACTTATCTCCTTGCTCATCGATCAAAGGACAGGTCATACAAATACTCATACGGTCAAATGCTATCTTCTCTATTTCGGCTTTTTTAAATAAAGCATTGCTAACACCTTCAAGAATCTGCTTGCGGTGATTCCATATCTCTCTTAGTTTGTTCATTTCTTTTGTCTTTTACTTGTTGTTTTTTTAATTCATCTTCTTCAATCATAACCTTTAGAGCATTCAGCTGTTCAAGCTTCTCCTCATAGTCTTTCAAGATTGCAAACTTTTGGAAGGTAATCGGAGTCTGTGCATCTACAATAGCTTTATACTTGTCACGCATCTTTTCTGTTTCAGCAATAACATCTGGAAGTTTCCAGGACTTAGCTCTAAATGTACCCAATCCTTCAATAACAATATTTGCTCCCTTACAGTTAGACAAAGATTTTCTGACCTCCTTCCAATAAAAAGATATTAATTCAGAGACTAATTTATGATCAGTCTCTGATATCATCTTTGTTATTTCACTAGGCTTCTTTGGGTTCAACGTAAACGATTTTATGATTTAACAGTATGTTACCAATAGTCTGGATCTTCAATTCAGGGTTAAGACTTATTCTCTTTCTACCTTTACCTGTTTTATAGATTAAACCATCTTTTTCTACCTTGATTAACAAGTTACGAATTGTTTGTGGAGATGCATCAGGTTTTCTACCTGCTGTATCCAGCATAGACTTAAGCTTCGTTTCAAGTCTTCTTTGTGCCATTAGTGTACAAAAGTCAGTAAGTTCAGACTCACCTAAGATACCTAATTGTGTTAAACAATCAAAATCCAGTTCACTCAAAGTTATACGATTTATATAACAATGAGTGAGTAACTGAAACTTGATTATATCAGGCAGATCCATTTGGACCTGCTTGTTTACTATATTTACTTTTGCCATGTTGTTGGTTTAACTGACATTTAAAACTTTAAGTCCGCTTCTAACAATAGTGTATACGTGAACTTTTTTACTTTAGGATAAATCTTTTCGCATATATCCATCATCTCTTCTTTTTTCTTCCAATCATTATGAACCTGACAGCCAGCTGACCAAGGACCTATTTGCTTGGTAATACCTGCTTTATTTGCTCCATGAACATTAGCTCCAACAGTTTTACCATCTACCCAAGTAGGAGTTCCACTGTTACCCGCTTTTCCATCTAAATCTCCATCACGTAAGCCAAATATCATACCTGTACTGCGTAAGCAACGGTGATCAGCCTTACCTTGATGTAGTCCTGGAGAATATGCATCAATCATCTGTGCGGGCATCATTACCCAACAGCCTTTTGGATTAAGTAATTTCTTCTGATAGGCTACGCCTGGCTCAGTTGTAATGATAGATGTATACAATGTCTCAATGCCGTTTTTCTTGTACACAATGCACAACGGATCATTAAATACATCTGGTATGTTTAAAGAACTGCGGATACCGATAATGTTTGGTTTATCCTCATACCATACATAGCCTTTCTTGGCTAGTGTTCTGCGGAGTGTTGCAATGTCTAGATTCATCTTATTCTGCTTTAAGTTTACGTTCTTGTCTTTCAGGAGAAGGTGTTATCGGAGCTTCTTTTGGAGGTCCTGCTTTTAATTGAGCTTGACGAATTACCATAGTTAAAGCCTTAACACGTGCTTCTTCAATGTCTGCTACGAGTCTTTCATAGTCAAGCTGAGCTTCTAATAAAGGAGTCTCATTCTTATAATACTGCAACATATTATTGCGGTATTCAGTTAACTGCTCTGGTGTAGGTGCAGCTACTTGTTCGTTGTTGGCTGTTTCTTCTGACATGATTTTTAAGATTAGTTATATACAAATGTAACACAATAAGTTTAAACTTTCCAAATTTATTTCAAATATTGTAAAAAAAAAGGCCCTGATTGCTCAGAGCCTAGTAGGAATTTATAAAGGGTTTAGTAAGCATTATAGCCTGTGAATGGACTCATCCACTCTCTATCCCCTGTATAGCGATAATAGAATAAAGGTGTTCCACCTGGGTTATTATAAACTGGTGCTAAAAAAGGAGTTTGTACATCTAATGCTGCATCAGCTGGAACTTTTAACGTATTCCATTTATCAGCATACGTAGCACCTTGAGCAAAAGTTCCAAGAGGAGCAGCATTTGCTGCAGTTAAAGCTAAAGTTGGAGTAGCTCCTCCAGACCACATACCAGCATTTGCAAATAATGTTTGTAATTCAGTTGGTGTATATAAACCTGTAGGAACATTGTCTTGTACACCAATAATATTTATAACTTTGCTAATAGCGATTTGTAATTCATCCCACTCATTCTCAGAGAAAGCTATGATAGATCCCAATGTAAGGTGATGCATATTCTGATTAATTGTAAATACATCTTTTTGAGGTTCACCATCTACTAAACGGTGATTCCAAGAAGCATCTCCTGTAGCTACTCTAAGTGATTTAGCATAAATACTAGCTAAGAAGTTTATAGCATCAATAAATGGATTGGCCCATTTAGAACTTTTTTTAGCAGGCATTCTGAAAGTGGCTTGAGTATACAATTTAGTGCCTTTCAAGTTATTTGAAAGCGTAATTGCGGATGGTATTAATTTGTCTTGTGCTGCCATTATATTTCTTTTTTAGCTTTTAAATATCCTGTTAACTGGGCAAGGGAAGTACTCATATCTCTCTGCATAGTTTCTACATTGTCTAGCTTTAACCAAAGCTTTTCATGAGCATCTTGTTGTTCTTTTTTTAGCTCACTAATTCTAGTGTAGATCTGAGATTCTTTTTTCTCAACCTCATCTTTGTTTTTTTGCATTGCGTCCATGATATATTGAATATTGGCTTTTTTAGAGTTCTTACCGTGTATAAACTTTTCATTTGTAGAAGCCTTAAAGTCTTCAAGATCTTTTTTTATTGTGACCGCATCTTCAGTTGCTTTATCAGCATTTCTTTTAAGAGCGTAGAGAAAACCTAAGACGCTAATGACACCAACTATGATTGCTGTTACGTCCTTGATTCCAAAGGTTATTTCTGTTGCGTCCATACAGTAATATAGCAAAAAATAGTTAAAGTACCAAATTAATTTTCATCTGTTAGTGGCAAAGGATTTTCTTTAGGTACATACACTATTAAGTCTAGATCTTTAACCCACATATAGTTTGGGTTGACACAATATTCCATCTCCTCAATAGAGATAACCCAGTTATCTGTATTGTCCTGTATGGGATTAAAATAAGAGTCTGGAGCATACATTTGCCCTACTAATTCGTCTTTTTGTTCTACTGTTAGAAGTCCTACATATGTAGTCCATTCTGCTCTTGTTATGTCTGTTAGTTTCATAGTTTATACTTGTCTACCTAAAGTTGTTTGGAAGGTTTGATTTATTGATTTAAGCGTAGTTAATTCAGCAGAACTTAAAGCGTCAGAAGCATAAGCAAATGAAAATTGAGCATTGCTATATTGAAAAATCGTACCGTTTGAGTTTTGGGCTAATAAAGGCATTGCAAGACCCAAATAAGGAGTAGATTCATTATTTGTTTTTGATTGAAATAAACCTGCATTGTTTATACTTGTCAATAAATTATCGGATATTCTACTATTTGCACTAAAGCCTAATTCGTTA